TTTTGGAATGGCGGCGGTACACGACGTTACTGGGGCGGTAGTTCGGGAGGAGGACCCGGTGGTATTGGTGGTGGTGGATCGTCTATAGGGTCCGGCACTGCGAATACTGGTGGCGGTGGGGCTGGTGGACAGCAATATAACAACGCTGGTGGTGGTGGTTCTGGTATCGTAATTATTTCGTATAACAGCCCAGTTCAAATAGCTGTAGGTGGTTCAGTAGTTATAAGCAATGGTGTTTGTTACCACTACTATTATTCATCAGGGAATTTTGTACTATAACTATGCAAATAATTACTAATTTTGTTAAGCCCCGTATTCAAGACGAGTTAGAAACTTTATTTCTAAGTAATAACTTTCCTTACTACTACAGTAATGAATCTTGCATACTTCCCGGGAATAAAAATCTTATATCGGAAGATCCCCGTTTAACAGGTGATGTATTTGTTGATGAAGATACCGTAGAGTCTGCGCAATTTTCTCATTTGCTTTGTACTGATACGGGGCCGAATTCAGATCACTACGTGAGAGTGCTACCTATCCTTAACAAATTGTTAGATATTGTTGATGGCGATTACCGTGTGCATCGGTGTAAAGTAAATATGAATTTAGCAGACGCTAGATTCGAAGGTAAATATCATATGCCCCATATTGATAATGGGTTTGAGGGGCAAATCACAGCACTCTATTATGTAAATGACGCAGATGGTGACACTCTCTTTTTTGATGATAGCAATCAGATTACTAAAAGAATTACACCGGAAAAAGGGAAACTAGTGTGGTGGCCCGGTAAAGTTTTTCATGCTAAAGCCCATGCTATAAGCACACCTGCTCGTATTGTGTTGAATATAAACTTATTGCCTTGTGAGAATTAAATGTCGCATTTTGCCCAAGTTGATGAGAACGATGTTGTTATAGCAGTCATTGTTGCTGAGCAAGATTTTATAGACTCTGGCGCGGTAGGCGACCCTACATCATGGATACAGACATCATTCAATACTAGAGGCGGGATACATTACGGACCTGATGGTAATCCTGATGGTGGCATTGCTTTACGTGCAAACTTTGCAGTTATTGGTTCTATTTACGATAGGGCTAATGATGCTTTTTATCCACCTAAGCCTGTAGACAATCCTAGTTTTGTTATGAGCGGTGCGCCAAAGTGGGTATGGACCTTTCCTGTTCCTAAACCTGTGGATCGATACAAATACGATTGGGATGAGGCAACTGTTAGTTGGGTGCTAAAGCCGGAGGCAGAATGGCGCAAATAATAATCACTCCTGACGACAGCATATATAACGCTAATAGCCCGACATTTTTAGTATACGGATCTAAGTGTAAAGATCTGCTTTACACACGCCCCAAGCAAACAGAATTAAATTCTGAAGAATTATCTGGACAAGGTAGACCTACGTTTCGCCCATTCGGTATAGCTAGCGATGCACAATTTTTGTACGTTGTGTCTCATAACAAACTAGGCGTGTTTGACAAAAACAATTTTGAGTTTTGCCGCTTATTAGACATACCATTGTTTATCAACACACATGAGATAACTGCGCATAGCGGTGTTTTATATATAGCTAATACGGCAAACGATACGATTGGCATATACAACATTAAAGAACGTAGCTATAAGGTTTTTAGCGTTAACACCTTTGAAGTAACTGATGCAGGAATTACGCCAAACGATGTTAATTCACATGATGCTTTACACGTAAACTCATTGTGCTACCACGAAGGATATATTTATTTCTGTCTACATAACTTGAACAAACGTAGTTCGCAGTTAGGTCGCTTTAATATTAGCACCCATCAAGCCGAGATCATTTCGAACGCTGGCTATTGTGCGCACGGTGTGCAGGTGTTAAATGACAAGCTATATTCTTTATCAACAGGTACAGGCGAGGTAGTAGAAGTTGATTTAAATACTAGAAACGTCGCGTTATATAAAGTAGTAGACAGCGCTAAAACTTTTTTACGTGGGTTAGACATACTTGATGGTGGTTTAATTTTTGGCGGCTCAAATATGTATTCTGAAGAGCGCACTGTTTATATGAACAATTGTTTTGTCGCACAGTTTGACTTGGTAACAAAGAAGTCAAAAGTAATTTTGAACGTAAAAGATGCGTACATTATTTCGGATATGAAGGTACTAAACTAATATGCCATTACAAAAGATGCGCTTTAAGCCCGGCGTAAACCGTGAGGGCACATCGTTATCAAATGAAGGTGGTTGGTTTGACGGCGACAAAATTCGTTTTCGTTCTGGTTTTCCAGAAAAGATAGGTGGCTGGACTGCTAACGGCTTTAACACTTTCTTAGGTGTGTGCCGTTCAATGTGGAATTGGATTACGCTTACGCAATATAACTTGTTAGGTATAGGTACAAACTTAAAATTCTACGTAGAAAATGGCGGTGTATATAACGACATTACTCCTATACGCGCAACTACAACCAACACTACAACGTTCAATGTAGCGCAGGGGTATTGTAACGGTGCAATAACTGCGACACAAACAACTATCCCTTTAACAGCGACTTTAGTTCTACCCTTACAAGGTGATATTGTTTTAATTGAATATGAACAAGTTAAATATGGCTCTAGAGTTGGTGCATCATTATTAAACTGCCAGCGAGGCTACAACGGTACAACAGCTGCAGCCCATCCTAACGGCGCTAGAATTTCATCGTCAACAATTGAAGTAACTGACACTGCGATTACAGATGTTGCTATAGGTGATTTTGTTACTTTCTCTGGCGCTACTTATATTAGTGAAGGCGCACTAATTGGAGTAAATTCAACTACTAATAGATTTACGTCATCTGTAACCTATTACCAACCGCTAGATGGAAACACTTTTCGAATAGTCTCTGCTGCTACTGTACCAAACCCACTATCATTAAACACAATTTATTATGTAATTAATGCAATATTCACTCCGGGGGTATCAACGTCGTTTCAACTTGCTTTAACTCCGGGCGGAGCTGCTATAGATATTTTAACGGCAGGCTCTACTGTTAGAGCTATATTTAATAATGCTTCAGACATGCCTGCCCAAGTTGTAAACCAAGAATATCAAGTTATAGGTTTCCCAGCTTCATCAACACCCGGTGTTCAACCATATTATGTTAGAGCACGAGGATATGTTGTAGGCAATGTAACTGTTACTAATGGCGCACCTATTTGTTTTGCCACATCAGGATGGCCTTACGCTAATGGTGGCGGCGCAGTTACTTCAACATATCAGATTAGTTCTGGTCTTGAGACTGTAACTACCGGTACAGGTTGGGGTGCAGGTCCGTGGAATGCTGGAGCTAGTACTGATACGTGGGCGCATGGTTGGGGTACAGGTTACACGTCAGGCATACCATTGCAGTTACGCTTATGGAATCAAATTAACTTTGGTGAGTATTTATTGTTTGCGCCTCGTAAAGGCCCTATGTATGTATACACACCCGGTGCCGGTGCTACACCTACGTTTACTGCAGGTACATTAGTTACAGGTAGCGAAGTACCATCACAAATAAATTACTTTACTGTATCTGATGCAACTCGTATTGTTATTGCATTTGGCTGTACATCATATTCGTTTGATACTCCAGCTAATACGTTTGATCCGATGCTTGTTCGTTGGACAGCGCAAGAGTCATACACAAACTGGCTACCTTCTGCTACAAATCAAGCAGGTAGCTATCGCTTATCGCACGGCTCCACAATCATAACTGCGCTACAAACTAAGCAAGAAATTCTTATCTGGACTGATGCAGCTGTCTACTCAATGCAGTATTTAGGACCACCATATGTATGGGGTTTTAACTTACTTGCTGACAACATATCTATCATGTCGCAAAATTCTGTGTCTACGGCGGCTGGCATTACTTACTGGATGGGTACAGATAAATTTTATGCTTATACAGGGCGTGTTGAGACTTTGCCTTGTTCCGTTCGTCAATTTGTATTTGATGACTTAAACAAAGATCAAGCAGGTCAGGTATTTGCTGGTACCAATGAAGGCTATAACGAAGTGTGGTGGTACTACTGCTCACTCAACTCTACTACTGTCGACCGCTACGTTATATTTAACCACCTTGATCGTGTGTGGTATTACGGTACGCTTCCACGTACAGCGTGGTTGGATAGCCCACTGCGTCAAAACCCTATGGCAGCTACATACACAGGGTTAGTTGTATACCACGAGGATGGTAACGACGATGGTTCAGTTAACCCCCCTGCACCTATTTATTCGTATATCCAATCGTCACAGTTTGATATTGATGACGGACAAAACTATTCGTTTATATGGCGCATGATTCCAGACATTACGTTTGATGGTTCTAACATGGCTGGTTTGTCGTTTACACCAAATGCTCAGTTTACGTTATTGCCGCAGCAAAACCCCGGTGCTACCTACGGACCGTATGCTTCACCTACTGTACAGTCAGATCAAAGCTATGTATCTAGACATACTTATACCGTGCAAGAATTTACCGGTATTGTATATACACGTGTACGTGGCAGAGATATGTCGTTTAAAGTTTCTTCTAACACATTAGGTACAGCATGGCAGCTTGGCACTCCATCAATCGACATTCGCAAAGATGGGCGTAGATAATGTCAACTACTAATATAGGTAAAGAAAAACTAGACGGTACTAGCAGACCGTCTTTAGCAAGCGCTCCAGTTGAGTATGATCGTCAATATATTGATCAGCTTAATAATCAGTTGCGCCTGTACTTTACACAGATTGATAACCTATCTGCAACGTTACTAAACACATCAGGCACTAAGTTTTTAAGTGCGCCGTATGGGTCGTTTTATAGCACCGCTACACAGACCGCTGCCAATACAACCACTGCATACCCAATAACGTTTAGCAACACTGCGGTATCTAACGGAGTGACTTTAGTAAGCAGCAGCCGCTTAACGGTTGAGTATGCAGGTCTGTACAACCTACAGTTTTCTGCGCAGTTGGAAAACACCACTAATGCGTCAGTAGATATAGATATTTGGTTTCGTAAAAACGGGGACACAAGCACTATAGCTAATTCAAATAGTCGTTTTGGTTTAGCCCCAAGGAAAGGGGTGGGTGATCCTTTTCACATAATTGGTACAGTAAATTTGTTTATAGATTTGCAAGCTGCAGACTATGTGGAGTTGGTATGGTGCACTACGGATGTGGGGGCAGACATTAAAACTTATGCTGCTGGAACATCGCCAACCCGCCCTGCAATCCCTAGCATGATTGCTACTATGAACTATGTATCCCGACTATAAAATGTTACCATTGACAAAATTCTTTCGAGGTGCCCTATGAGCCTACCCGCAATCGCCAAACAGCTAGAAGCTAAAGGTCGCCACGGCGACACCAAGCTAATACATGTATCCGACTCAGAGTTAAAAGGGCTGCACGCCTTAGCTGAGGCACATGGCAAAAAGATAACTATTAACCCTGAGACAGGACTACCAGAAGCATTTAGCTTTAGTTCGCTCTTGCCTACCATCATAGGTGCAGGTTTATCTATTGCGTCAGGTGGCGCATTGTCTCCGCTGATGGCGGCTGGTATTGCAGGTGCAGGTTATGGTGTAGCTACAGGTAGCCTACAAAAAGGCTTGATGGCTGGTCTAGGTGCATACGGCGGTGCGGGTTTAGCTGAAGGCTTGGCTGGTGTTGGCGCTGGCGCTGCTCCTACTCCTCCTGTTGGCACTGCTCCAGCAGCGGTTCCTAATGTTACAGTCCCAACCCCACAAGTTGCGGCGTTTGATCCTAGTCAAATAAGTGCAGTTAACCCAACAACCGGAGTTAACAATGCGTTTACAGGTGGCTCGTCTGGTATACAAAATGGTCTGAACGCTAACCAATCGCAACTACTGTACGGCACACCACCAACCATTTCAACTAACATTCCTACATCCACAGCGATAGCTAATACCCCTGCTCCATCTATGCTCGACACTGCAAGTAGCCAATTTGACAAAGTAAGTGGCGGGGTAAGTAAGTTGTATCAAGGTGGCTGGGAGCCGACCAAAGAATTCTTGGGCGCAAACAAAATGAATATAGGTACAGCATTAGCTCCTGTGCTTACCGATGCTATGACCCCAGCCCCAGCAGGTCCCGGAACACCTACAGACAAAGGCACCATACGTCCGTATGCGTTTGACTACAACAAAACTAACGCAGAAGCGCAAAACGTAAATCCTATATTTGATGGCAGCACTGCTAGCACAGCAGAAAAAACTTACTTTACCCCAACCTATACTGCAAAAGAAACATTCCCAGCAGCTAGGGGTGGCATTGTAGGTATGGCGCTAGGCGGTCAGGTAGAACGTGATGCGGCGACTAAAGCGGTAGGTATGAACACAGAGTTTCCTATGGCGCATATTGAGACACCTATATATGCAAACCCACAAGTACAACGCCCTGATGCTAAAGAAGTAGTTAATCCGTCTGGCGATGTAAGCGTTGATATGTTTACTGGTGAGCCACGTATGGCTAGTGGCGGTATTGCTAGGTATGGCATGGGTGGATGGACAAATTTCTTAACTGCTGATGATTTAGATTTGTTCAAAGAAAGAAATGCTGCATACAACGCAGATGGCCCTGCTTACAAGTACGACCCTGCAACACAAACATACACACAACTAAGAGACCCAACGGGGGGCAATCTACCTTTCCCAGAACGTACACCGCAAGAAATGGTTGCTAGCTATGGCCCTTTTGCTATGGTGCCTTTTATGGTCAACGGAATTGCGGGTGGTATAAACAAAGCCAAAGATAGATACAACTACGTAAAGAACGGCCCTAAGCCAGCAGGGGGCGGTGTAGTAGAGCCTAAAGTAATTGGTGGTATAGCAGAACCAGCTGTAGTAACCCCAGCACAACAATCTAGCTATGTAAGCCCTACAGAGCGTTTAGGTTTAACTGATTTCTACGCTACGACGAATAATGCGTTAGATCGTTTTGGTCAGCAATTTAACCCACCGCCACCTAAAGAAGAGGTAGAGCAAAAAGCTATGGGTGGTATAGCTGGTGATTCGCATTTAGGTGGTTATTCTGATGGTGGTCGTTTATTGAGAGGACCCGGAGATGGTGTATCTGATTCTATCCCTGCTTCTATTGGTGGTCGTCAGCCCGCTCGTCTTGCTGATGGTGAGTTCGTGGTGCCTGCACGTATCGTATCAGAGCTGGGAAATGGATCTACAGAGGCCGGTGCAAGAAAGCTATATGCAATGATGGAGCGTGTACAGAAGCAACGTAGTAGAACTGTAGGTAAAGGTAAAGTAGCGGTTAATTCCCGTGCTGATAAACACTTACCTGCGTAACTATGGCGCTATTTATAGTACCCCCAGCTAAGCTGCCTTTAGTATGGGCAACAGTTGCACCGTTACTGCAGAAAGCGATTGATATAGATCCTGACTTAAATGATATTAAGTTAGTTGAGTATATGGTGCGTACTGGGCAACAACATTTGCTGATATGGGAAGACCCCGATACAAGTGACATTACGGGTGCGGCAACAGTTTCAATTGTAGATTACTCCACAGAGCGTGTTGCAGTTGTGAATCTAATGGGCGGTAAAGGCATTGTTAGAGATCACGTGTTTGAACAAGCTAAAGAGTGGATGCGTTCGATGGGCGCTACTAAAGCGCAATGTATGTGCAGAAGCACACTTGTCCCAATGTATGAAAAGATGGGTATGGAGAATACACATCACGTAATGAGGTTAAAACTATGAGATTCAACAACCGTGCAATGGCACTAGCGGGCATACCTGACCTGCCTATAGAAGCTTTTAAACATGATGGTGATCGTAAGATTAAACCTCAAGGTGGTGATTCTCCACCCCCACCACCATCGAACACTAGTTCAAACGTTACTCAGACTACGATCCCTGAGTATGCACGTCCTTACGTTGAAAGACTGCTAGGTAAATCTGAAGCGTATTCAGAAAGCCCATACCAAGCATATGGTGGTGAACGCATAGCTGGTTTTTCTCCTTTGCAGCAACAAGCGTTTGAAGGCGCTGCTAACTTAGGACCTGCTGAACAATTAGGTACTGCAACACGTATGGCTGGCTATGCTGGTCTTGGTTCTTTGGGTGCAGGTTCGCAATACGCACAACAAGCTACTAACCCATATGCGACGCAAGCATACATGTCACCGTACATGCAAAACGCTTTAGCTCCACAGCTAAGAGAAGCGGAACGTCAGTCTGACATCATGGGACAAAAGAATGCCGCACAAGCTGTAGGTGCAGGTGCATTTGGTGGATCACGTTTTGGTTTACAAGAAGCTGAACGTCAACGCAATTTGGGTCAACAACAAGCTGATATATACGGTAGAGGTATGCAGACCGCATACGAGCAAGCAAGACAAGCTCAACAATTTGGTGCCGACTTAGGACTGCGTGGTTATGGTCAAGCGCTACAAGGTGCAGGTCAACTAGGTCAGATAGGACAGCAACAGTACAACCAACAACTAGGCGCAATGCAAGCGCAGGGTATGGCTGGCGCACAACAGCAGCAGTTGGAACAACAAAAACTTACACAGCAATATCAAGACTACTTAACACAACGTGGCGATCCACAACAGAAGTTGGCGTTCATGTCCGACGTGTTGCGTGGTGTACCACTAAGCCAGCAAACACAACAACAGTTTACTGCCGCTCCATCCGCTGCGTCTAACATAGCATCACTTGGTCTGGGTGCTTATGGTGTATCTCAGTTGATGAAGAAAGAAGGTGGCATTGTTGGTTTAGCTAATGGCGGTATGGTTAGTATGGCTAGCGGTGGTATATCGTCTGGCGTATCCCCAGAGAAATTGCAAACCATGTTGCGTGGTATGGGCGATGACAAACAAGGTGGTACTGATCAGCTAGCCACAATAGAAGCAAATGCAAACGATGCATTAACACTAGCGTTAGTTCAAGAAGAGCGTCGTCGCCGTGAGTTAATTCGTATGGGTGAGATGTTAGGCAAACCACAAAGCGATACTACGGTTAAGGAAGACATGTTAGCCCAAGCGCTAGGCATAGAAGGAATACCAGTTCCTGATGCTATGTTTGCTGATACTGCAGTAGGTGAACAACCTGAACAAGCTCCACAACAAGAGATGGCACGTGGCGGCATAGTTGCATTTAAAAACGCAGGCGCAGTTAAAGCACCAGCAGCATTATCCCCATCACAACAGTTAGCTGCGTTTGATCCTAGTGCGGCGATGATGGATACAGGTGATGAGTTTGCTAAAGAACAGGAAGCTGCACTTGCAAGACGAGCAAAGTTTTTGGGTCCAGATACAGTAAGCCCAGTACTAGCTGAACTACAGCAAGCAACAAACCCTAAGTTAACCGACAGTGATTTAGCAGAGCGTAGAGCAGCAATGGCATTCGAAGCAGCACAGGCTTTCCAAGCTGCAGGTCCGGGGCAAGTTGCGCCTACGTTCCTACAAGGCTTTGCAGGTGCAGGTAAAGCAGTTGCTAATAAGTCAGCGGAGTACAAGAAGCTTGATAAAGAAGCTAAGAAAGCAGAGCTTGCGATTAAGCTTGACTCCGCTAAACTTGAAAGAGCAGAGAAGAAAGAAAACTTTGCTTTGTCTGAAGAAATTACTCAAAAATTGGCAGCGCAAAAAGCAAAACTTGCTGAGATCAAATTGCAGCAGGCTCATTTCGTTGCACAAGATGCACGTGAAGGTCAGAAGATTGCTGTGCAAGCAGATGCTAATAAGATTGCTAAGACGACAGACACACGTTACGGAATGCAAGTCATGCTACCACCGCTAATTAGTAAGTTTGTAGCTAAAAATGGTAGGGAACCCAATGCAGCTGAGTTACAAGAACTACAAGCAACTGCGTTTACTATGTCTGCAAACTTAATGAAACAGTACGCTGGTCAACGTGGTGGTGATCAGCTTGAAATAAATAGAGCCAAAGAAGGTCGTGAAAAGCTTGACGATTTTAGAGGCACTTCTTCTTACAGAGAACTAAAAAAAGCAGCTAAAGCAAAAGGCCCTCAAGCTTTACAAGAGTTTGAGCGAAATCTGGAAATTGAATATGGGGTTAGAAGTGGTGGCGGTGGCGGTGGCGGTGGTGGTGGTAGTAGCAACCCACGTATCCAATGGGAATCAATCGGCGGCAATAAGTAAGAGGTAACTATGCCTTATGATATACAGCTCCCTGACGGTCGCATTGTTGAGGGTATTCCTGACAGCGTTGATCCTGTAGCTGCCAAAGCCCGCATCCAACAATCGATGCCGGATTTGTTTAAGCAAGAAAAACCAGAAGAGAAGCAATCGTTTCTTCGCTCGGTTGCTGATATTCCGCTGCAGCTGCAAGCAGACTACACTAACACTATCCGTTCTCAATTAAATACATTTGGTCTGGCTGGTGGCAAAACTGATAAGTTTCTTAAAGATGTAGCTGAGCATATACAAAGCTTAAAGAGTTCTGGGTCTAAGAAAGATGCGGAAGAAGCAGCTCGCATCATGAAAGAGGCTGAGGATAAAGGTTTTGGTGATCAACTACTTGCTGCAGGTAAAGCGTTTGCGCAAAACCCACTAGAGAATGTTGCTGGCGCTGTTGGTTCTTTAGTTCCGCAGTTAGTGTTCGGTCCGTTTGGTAAAGTAGCACAAGCTTTTGGTGGTGGTGCTGCAGGTGCAGGTGCTGTTAAGACTGCTATCTACGACACAGTCAAAGAAGAACTAGCTAAGAACAAGAAGTTAACTCCTGAACAAGTAGAAGCTCGTGCACAAAAAGCACAAGAGTATTTTGGTGAAAACTGGGACACTATTTCGGGTGGTGTTGCGCTTGGTGCGCTTGAGGGCATCACCGGTGTTAATCCTGCAATTAACCGAATCATATTTAATAAAGCGACTAAAAGAATCAGCGCAGAAGCAGCAGAGCAAGCCGCTAAAGGTACGGCTAAAGGTGCTATTGCTAAAGGCGCTGTTAAAGAAGCTACACCTGAATTCTTACAAGGTTCTGAAGAGCAAGTTGCTCAAAACGTTGCGCTCCAACGTGAAGGTATTGATACGCCTACATTCCGTGGTGCTGTATCACAAGGCGCATTAGAAGGTTTAACCGGTGGTGTTCTAGGCGGCGCTACTGGGCGAATAGAGTTGGCACAAGCTCGTGCACGTCAACAACAACTTGAACAGATTAACGAAGACTTAGCACAAGGTCCTGCAACGGGTTCTCCTGAGCAACGAGTACAACAACTAGCTGCGCAGATACAAAGCCAGACAGGCATGGACGAGAAGTTAGCAATGATGACTGCTATGCAGTTAATCGCCGACGAAGAGAAGTCCACTGCGGGTAAACAAGTAGAAGCAAGTGAGCCTAAAGGCAAGAAGGGTAAGAAGCAGAAGAAAGCAGACAAAGCCGCTGAAGCTGCTGCAACTAACGTACCTCCTAACCCAGCGCTGGGTGTTCCGCTATTTGTTTTTGACACACCTGAGGAAGCTCAGAAACGTGTAGCAGTATTACAAGCTAATCGTCCTAACGACCAGATTTCTATGTCTGAGATGGATGACGGTAAATTTGCTATATTTGCTAAACCTAAAACTGCAACGGAGACTAGCGATGTCACTACTGCAAATACGCCTAGTGCAACAACCCCTAGTGGAACGCCTGACGTTAGCACAGCTGCAGGAAGCGCTGCATTGCCTGCTGTCGGGGGAGGAACCCAACCCGGAATTGAAAATGCCACACCTGACCAGACAGGACTGGGAACAAGTAGCGGTGTTACTGGACAACCTGTTGCGGGAGCGGGAGTACAGCCTAGTGCATTAGCACCGTTAGGGCAGCCACAACCTGACCAGACTAGTCAGATTACTCCTGACCAGATAGCCGCAGCGCAGCAACAAGAACAACAACGAGTACAGCAAGAGCAACAACGTGCTGAACTACAAACGGTACACGACGAAACAACTAAAGCATTCGATGAAGCTAGGGCTGCATATGACTTAGCACGTCAATCTGATGATCCTAAAGCTGTATGGGCAGCTGCTGACCAGTATGAAAAGGCTCGTGATGCATTTATCAAATCTAGAAAAGCTTTGGGTATCACAGAAGCCGAACAAGAAGAAATTGAGCCGACCGACCCCGAGGCAGAAGCAGCCACATCCGCGCTAACTAAAGCTGCAGACAACGTTATTAACATTGATGACGCACGTAAAGAGAAACGTGAAAAAGGTAAAGGCGAACCAGCGATTGTGCGTCGTAGTAAAAGAGACGCTGACAAGATGTTGGAATCCGCTATCTCAGGTAAGTCTGGGTTAATCAATGTAATTCAAAAACTGCAAACTGAACTAGCCGCTGCAGAAGCTGCATTGCAACCATATGGCGGCGTAAATATAGATCCCGAAGTGCTTAAGCGTCGTGGTGAAACATTAGGTGATCGCCTAACAGCCGCAGCTAACGAAAGCATAGGCACTTCAGAAATATCCCCCGAAGCTAAACGTGCGCGAGAGGATATGGATATTGCTGACGTTGAAGGTGCATATTTCCATTACTTAAACACGCAACGTACTTTAGAAGGCGCATTAAAAAGCTTAGCTGAGTTTGATGTTAACCCACGCTTTGAAGCACACCCTTCTAGGGAAAAAGTGCATGCGTTTATGAATTCTTTGCCGAAGCAGCAAGCATTGGCAGCGTATAAGAGTGTCTTAGCTAAAGAAGAAAGTTTAGCTCCTGCCGAAGAACAAATTGCGCCTAAGAAAGAAGGCCCAGCTCCTACCGTTGCAATTAAGAAACGCCGTAAAGTAGTTATACCGGGTAGAACATCAGCTAAGCGTAAAACACAAACTGTTACTAGCACTGCTACGGATGATAGGTTTGAGTCGTACTCTGGACAGTCAGTAGTTAAAGCACTGCAACATATTCAAGCTACAGGTAATGAGTTTGAACGTGCGTTGGCTACACGCATGCTAGCTAGGGACAACATCGGTTCTATCAAAGACACTACGTTCTATGTAGTCAACCCTACAGACACAAACATAATAGATAACTTAGGCGAAGACTTCGATACCGCTAATGGTTTATATGTATTGGGCGAAACCAGCAAAGGCGCTAAAGATTTTGTGTTTGTGCGCGGTTCAGGTTTTGGTACACAAGAAGATGCGAATGGCGTTAACAACGTAACTGTACTGCACGAAGCATTACACGCAACAGTAAACAAACGTATCTTGTACGCTATCTATGCTAAGCAATATGGGCTACCAATTGATGAGAACCTAGCTAAGAGCTATGACTCGTTAACCAACCTGCTTGATAGAGCGCAAGATAGAATCAACGCTATGTATACCGAGTCCAAAGCAAATGGTACTCCGATGCCTGCTTACTTTGGTAGGTTGTCTAGTGGCGGCGCATTTGATGACTTAACTGAGTTTGTTACTTACGGCATGACCGACCCTGACATGCAAGCATTCTTGCGTGATGAAGTACAAGGTGTCGAAGCTAAGTCTAACGCTATGGATGGGTTCGTTCGTGCGATCTTGAACATGTTAGGTCTTGATGCTAGCCACATGTCTGGGCTGCGTGACTTGATTGAGTATACAAATAATATAGCTGCGTCTGTAGAAATAACTCCAACAGAAGCATCGATAGCTAAAGAGATATTAGACATAGATGAAATTACTAACATCAATGATGTGTCTAAGAAAGTTAAGAAGAAACAAAAGACAGCTGCACAACAGATGGCGGCTATTGATCTATCTAATCAAACTAAGTCGTTAGAACAGCTAGGCACGATCAGCAATGCTTTGCGCAACCCGTCTGACATAGGCGACTACATGCGCATTAACTTCAGCAACATAAACGAAGGCGCAATGAAAGCTATGCTGGCTGTGTTACCTACTAACGAAGTTGTTAAGATGGGTGTAGATCGTGGCATCGTGTCGTTGCAAGATGTAGACAATAGCGTTCGTGCTTTGGCTACTACTCGTCTACGTATGCTTAATAAAGTACAAGACGTTGCAGTGCCGTGGATTGGCTTAGACGCAAAGATGCAAACTAAGCTTGCTAACGTTATGCACTTAGCCACAATAAATCAGTATGATCCTGCTATACAAAAAGGTGGCAACCCACTGCTAGATGGCATGTATAAGCAGTTAGATCCAGATGCTAAACAGATATACAAAAACGTACGCGACTTCTATCAGTCTAACTACAACGCATACAAAGTATTACTACAGCAGAACGTTAAAGACTCTGGCGTTGAAGGTGATGAGAACGATATAAACACACCTAAAGGTAGGCTAGCTGCTACGCTGCGTAATGCATTCGAGAAAGAAAAGACTAAAGGTCCGTACTTCCCGTTGATGCGTTATGGTGATTACTGGCTAAGCTTCGGTAAGAAAGACAACCGTGAGTTCTACATGTTTGAGTCCGCAGGGCAAAGAGATTTGTTCTTGAAGCAGCGCTTGGCTCAGCTCAATAGAAAAGGTGATAAGCGTTCATTTGAGCAAATGGTTGTAGATAAAGATGCTGACATTGGTAACGATGCTAATGGTATGCGCAAGAAAGTAATTAACTCTAACGAAGGGTTAAAGCAAGTTCTTGAGCTTATAGAGAACACTAAAGACTTAGGCGACGAAGCTACTAAGAAAGAAATGAAAGACCGAGTGTATCAGTTGCACTTAATGTCTTTACCTGACCAATCTATACGTAAACAATTTATACATCGTAAAGATAATGGCGTAGCTGGTTTCAGTGGTGATGCACTGCGTAACTTCATTAACGTTGGCACTCGCATGGCTAGTCAGTTGGCACGGGTTCAACATGGCAATAAGATAACTAACGCTATAAGTGGTGCAAACGAAGCAATCAAAGGCAACCCAGATAAAGCTAAGTTAGAGAACATAGTTAAGGAAGTGACTACTCGTGCAGAAGCAGAGTTGAACCCACCTATGTCAGACTCATTAGCAGAGAAGCTAGCTAACACTGCAAACAAAGTATCGTTCTTGTACTTGTTAACTTCTGCTAAGTCCGCTGCTAACCAGATGTTTGGTTTGATTAACTTTACTATACCTACGCTAGCCGCTAGACATGGTTTGGTTCGTACGCTTAACGAAGCACGTAAATATATGTTCTTGGGCTACGGTCAACTTGGTGTTAGTAAAGTAGACGCTAAAGGCAATACAACTTGGCATGCTCCATCTATTGCGCTATCTGAACGTGCGCAAAGTGGCCCAGAAAAAATAGCAATCATGCGCATGCAAGAGCTAGGTATTGCAGACATGACACGTACATATGATTTATATGGTCGTAGAGGCGCACCGTCTGCTACATACAACGACACATGGAATAAAGTAACAGGGTATATGGGGGCATTATTTCATCACGGTGAACGTCTATCTCGTGAGATTACATTCATGACTTCGTTCCGTCTGTCGTACGAAAAGACTAAAGACATAGAAGGTTCGATTCAGCAAGCTATCAAAGATACAAACGAAGCATTGTTTGACTACTCTGGTTGGAATAGACCTCGCGCATTGCGTAGTCCCGGTGTGCGAGTAATTGCACAGTTTAAACAATTCCCTATGTTCGTTACGTTGTACTTAGCACGTAATGGTTACAACATGATCAAAGCAAACTCTACAGGTAAAGAGCGTATTGAAGCTGCGACTATGTTGTTTGGGACGCTATTTACTACAGGTTTGATGGCAGGCGCTGCTGGCTCTGTTGGCTTCAGTACTATCATGGGTGTATGCCAAGCTATACGTAACATGGCACGTGATGATGGTGAAGAGTGGCCTTTAGAAGAAGACGATCTTGAGTTGTGGTTCCGTAACATCTATTTACCTAAAGTATGGGGTGACGCTAAGTTTATGGGTATGAACATAGCTGAGTTAATTGATTCCGGTGTACTTAATACTGCTACAGGCTACGATGTTGCATCAGGTATATCGTTAAACAACATGTGGTTCCATGACACACCTGATGCTATGAACTGGAAAGACGGCTTTGATCGTTTCTTAGTATCGTTGCAAGGTCCTGCTGTAGGTGTAGCCAAACAAGCATTCTCATCTATAGATGATTTTAATGCTGGGGACAACCTAAAAGGTGCAGAGAAACTTACTCCTGCTTTTGCTAAAGGCGCAGTCACAGCGCTTAGATACGCTACTGAAGGTGCGTTAACTAAAGATAAAAACGAACTTAAAGCTAAAGAAGATTTTACTTATGCGCAGTTGTTTGCACAGGCATTGGGTTATCGCACCACAGGTTTAGCACAGATCATGAACAACAACTTTGCTATCCAACAACAAGTGCAAAAGTTGGAGCGTACTCGCAAAGACTTGATGACTAAACTGGACAATGCTATTGAGACAGACAACGATGACTTAATAGATAAAGCAACGGATGAAATAGACGCATTTAGTGATCGCTATCCAACATATCAGATTACTGATAAAGATATAGCTAACTCACTGAAAGCCCGTGCGAAACGCGCAGCTAAGACAGAACGTGGTTTATACCTAGACCGTAAAGCAGAAGACTTTGACTACCTAATAGACCGTGCTAGACGCACTCTGGAAGAGGAAGAACGAGCAGCTCGAAGTCAATAAAAAAATCCCCCGATCTGAGTCGGGGGTAAAAACTTCCGTAGAAGGAGAATGACGACTGAAGGAGCTAACCACAGCCGTCCAAAGCAGTATAACCTAAACCCTCCATATTCGGACCCCACGGGTGTTAAGTTCTATAACATCTTTCATTACAATGTCATACCCTAGACGCTTTGTAATACGCTGTATCTCTTCTCTAGCTTCAGCCGTGTCTAGGCATGGGATAAAGAACGAGTGGTTGCGCTTAAAGCTCTTCCAGTTAACTCTGTACTGTACTCCCGCTATCCGCATCTATGATCTCGTCTAGGTTTAGGAAGTCTGGGGTGTTGCAGTCAAAGTGCAGGACGTGAACAGGTGTGCCTTTGATCTTCGTACCTGTAGTCATGCGTCGGGTCGTAGCGCCTTTGTATATACCCTTACCCTCTAGCTGCTTCAACAATCCACGGTAGTTAATCTGTGCCTTCACGCAGTCATCACGGAATGGCTTAGACACAATAAACATCTGCTTGGTATCTGGCTCGTAGCGTATAAGCAGCGGACCGTACGGTTCTTGTTGCGGCGTAGCAAATAACTTAGTTCTAGCGTCAGCTTCACCGTTAACAATTAATGCGTTACGCATGTTGCGAATAATGTAATCACCCAGCGTATTGGCTTCGCTTTCCACAGGAGCTATGCTGTTCTCACGGGTGTCACGAATCTGCTTGATTACCCACTTATATACAGCTGGCATATCATAATCAATCAAACCTATGTCACATGCGATCAACCCACCTGCTAGGTTACATGCAACGATTGCAGACCAGAAACGTTCGCGCTGGGTTAGGCGTAGCTCTTTGTCTATCTTTGCCTGTATGGATAGCGTTAGGCGAATATGCTCGTCACGGTCGCTAACTAGATGCTGTGCATAGATGTCCCCTGCCAACCCATAGTTTTCACGCAGCTGGTGGTCAAACATATGCTTACCTTCTGCAGTAGATATGATGTTGGTATAGCCAATCTCGTATTCAAACAGACGCATCAGCTCACCGTCTGGCGAGTTCTTAAGCGAACCCATCTTCTCTTCGAATGCCGCATTGGCGCTAGCCAAAGACATGCCAGCCCATGAAGTTAGGTTTGCACGTAACTCGTTAGCATTAGCCTTCTGACGATCTTTACCGCGACCTTGTGACATGGCATATGCTAAGTCCGAGAAGTCCTCAGCTTTCATGTTGGTGATCTCGTCCATCGTGAACGGCAGATTATTCATAACGCCAAGCCTGTGCATACGGGCGTTGATTGTGTCTTTAGGTATAGCGCATAGTCGCTCAGGATGCCCCCAGACGCTGTTGCACATATATAAAGTGGTCGACTTACCTGAACCTGACCCCTTGAATATGACGTTGATGATTGCGCCGTTTAACCCTAAGAACTTTAGTAGCGGCGAGCCAAACGCAGTAAGTGCAGCAAACGCATTCGGTTCTAAGCCGGGGCGGTTATACAGATTAAACACTTCTTGCCATTTTTCTAACGTACCTGTTGGGTTCATCCATTGTGCAAGATGCTTTGTGCTACTAGATGGAGGGCTGTAGAACACACCGTCCGCTGTGATCTCCCTATCCCCCACGATGAATTTGCTGTCTTTATCAGCCCATCCGAATTGTGGTCTCATTATTTCTGCCTTCTTTGATAGTTGTAAGTTCTTTACACTTGCCTGTACGTACGTAGCAATGCTCTCCATTTGTTTGGGGTATCCGACTACCCCCCGTCTAGACAGCACTTTGCGTAAATCTTCCTTCACTACAACGTTGTCTAGCGGTACTGCAAACTCATCCAACCCCTCACGTGGTAGCCGTAGCCGCATCAATGCAGACATAGCGTTATCCAGAGCGGGATCTTTCATCATCTTGACTACATACAAGTCATGCTCGTAGACGACGGGATCTTCGTCTTCATCTTCTTTAGCCGTGCGGTATACACCACCGTTCTTACCGCGAAAGTAAGGCCACGGGTAAGGCGGTATGACTAAATTTTCTTTAACCCCTTCTGCTTCTGGCTCGGGGGCAACTACATAGCCTTCGTCTGTTTCTTCTGACTTAGCTATCTCTTTACCTAGTGTTATAGGTGTAGTGATCTTGCCTTTGTTAGGGCAGCCTTCGCATCCTGATGGGTTATGCTTTTCAAACGTGGTGCATAAGTGCGGTCCACCATTACGCTGCAAATCTCTAACCTTGTTGTCTACTTCTTCTGGGTCATAGCCGGGATACTGTGCAGACATCTTATGCGCAGCATTGATACCTTCCTCGCAGAACGCAGCTATAGATAAAGCCGAGCGCCATAGATCATAACTAATGGTGTCTTGGTTTTGATAGCAATGGACTAATTGATTACATCCGTTACCTTCACCAGACTTCAACATGATCGTTTTGAATTTCGATACACGATTGCCCATCAAAGCTAGTGTTAGCGCACTGCGTTGTTTAGGAGGCCCGGGCGTAAAGATGCTTTTGTGTACTTCAGCAACACCAAGTAGTGTGCGTAGCTCAGCTAAACTTGTGGTCTTACCAAGCGATATATTTTCGACGGGTGCTGGTGGCTCGTCTTTAAAGTTAAAAGTATTAGGTATGCGCAATATCCGCGCAGCCTCGAAGCAAGCTGGGTCAGCTAAAAGATCATGGATGTCGCATAGTGCTTTCAAACGATTCGATACAGGCTCCCACTCCTCACGGGATATAACCGAATCAAGCACCCAGTACACATGAATCCCACGACCTGAGTTAATCAGTGTGGGGCGTGGTAGTCCTATAGTCTTACAAAACCGTTGTAGTTCTTGTAATCCGGTAGCTTGGTCTACGTAGCCTTTACCTTCGGCTGCTTTGTCCTCACCGCAATCAATGTCCATCCAAAATGCTTTGAAGTACTTAGCATTCTCGCGCTTGCGGCTTTCGTCTGTTTCGTACTTTGCGCATCCAAAATATACGTTGCGTTTTTCCGCTAAGAACTTTGCCACGTGAGTTTCTAACTCAGCACGTGTCTGGACTAATTCTTGTAATACCGATTTACCTTTTATCCCTACAACGGCATACCACCCTTCGGTGGCAAGAACTGTATCTAACAGGTCGAAGTTAGCCATTGTTGTATTTATGTAAGAGGGAAAAAAGGGGGGACGAATCCCCCCAGCTGCCATACAACGAGACTAGTTAGTCATCGCTCCATGCGTTAACTACGTCTGCAAGATTTTTCTTCGGCGCATCAGAGACTGCTTCCGTCTTCTTGCTAGCACGTTTAGTAGGTGCAGCAACTTCCTCTTCCTGTTGTACTGCCTCAGGCGCAGCAGCTTGCGGGGTCTTTTCGAACTCAGCACTATCTTCCCCCTTATCAATGCTAGCTACGTTTAGTGTGACAACCTTATGTGCTTCAGGTGAAGCAACAGCATCAGCAACGATAGTAGCTAACTCAGAACCTGCAGCTACAAAGTCAACCGCTCTAAACAATACGCTTTGGTTGTCGTTGTTCTCATCGAAGCTAATCTCAGTAACAACACCATCGATGTCTTCACCATTAGCAATAACGTAGTCTAAGTATGCGTTGAACGGGAATAGATGGTTAGTGCCTTTACCAAAGATAGACTTAGATGCAAGCTCTAACTGATATACCTGACCACTAGCATTACCTTCCATATCATCAGGCAACACAACAGCTAAACGACGTTTGAATCTGCAAGCACGTGTATCACCTTGACCAGAACCTTTAATGTTCTGTGGGCATGTCTCGCAGTTCTTACCTTGTGGTGCTTTGATACTAGCATCAGGTTTTTGACCGTCGTTAGTCCAGCAATCTGGTGCAGTTGGTTCTGCATTAGGATCGTATGACTTGAGGTAGAACGTACGTTGTACTTGCGGTGCTGCGCCAACAATAACAACACGCAATGGTGACTTCAACTTACCTACATCATCACCACCTACGATGCGTTTAAACATACCGTTGCGTGGAGAAATACGTGGTGTTCTTGCACCAGACTTCATCAACGATTGTGTTAAAGCACTAGGTGCTTTCTTAGTTACTGTCGATACATCACGATTCTTAAAAATTGAGACTTCGCTCATTTGCTTCTCCTTACGATGATTTTATATTGGCTATCCACGAGCATGCCGGGTGGGAATGTATCGGGGTGTTCTTCTAGAAACTGCTTCATGTTGCCTTGATGTATTCGTTTTTCAAACACACCTATTGCATCATTTTCTCTTACGAAGTTGTAAAAGCTGTCCCAGTCATTTGTCCAGTAGCGAGTAGCTACACTACGCATGATGGTTCCTGCAGAAGTTTTAATGCTGTCAGCTCCGTTCTCTTTGCATATCTCTAACATTTCCTTTGAAAGAATATCCATTTGCTCTGATAGCTCGGAATCTTCTTCTTCGAATTTAGTTTTGAGTGCTGTGCGTTTATCACGAAGTTTGACGTATATCTCAACCAGCTTATCTGCTGGGTAATCAGTTACATCCATACTTAGCTCCTTCTATAGTTATATGCGAGGTCACAGAATTAAAAGGGAGAACTCAACAAGGAAACTCTGCCCCCGCTGCGGATGTTATATCGCCACCTTCCGCTGGGCTAAACAAACAAGTCTGAGAACTAGGGAAGGATTCCCATCGCTTTTTTATGCAGTAAACAAATACAACATCCTAGCTCTCAGGCGTGTTTGACTTTTTATTCTACACTATTCTATTACAATGTAATTCACTATTCCGATAATTCTTGTTTATAGAGTTCGATGATTCGATTATGATTTTTAATGTTGTTACGCAACATGCTATACATTCTTGCTTCTACTTCGCTACCCTTAATATGTACAATAGTCATTGCATTCTTTTGCCCCGGTCTATTGATACGTGCATTAGCTTGTAGATATGTTTCTACTGAAGTGACAGGTGCGTACCATATTATTGTATCTGCTGCTGTCAACGTCAAGCCATGTGATGCAGCTTGTGGTTGAATGATTAACACTCGTGGATCTTGTTGTTCTTGAAAGCTTTTAATAATATCGTTACGTCTGTTGACAGGTACTTTACCGCTTATGATGTCAGTACTGATACCAGACTTCTTAAGATGTGCTTGGAGTAAATCTATCGTATGTGAAAACGGAACGAACACTAAAACTTTGTTGCTCGCTTCTTCTATAACTTCTTGCACCACGTTGAGACGGTTTGATACATCAAACTCAATAACTTCTTTAGTATCTGAATATACTGCGCCACCTGATATTTGCAATAGCTTATTAAGTTTAACTGCAGCGTTCACTGATGTAACTTCTTCACCTGCTGCTTCCATACGCATTAAGTTCTTTAGCGTTGCGTAGTACATCTTCTGTTGTGGTGTTAGCGGTGCTTCACGTTCTAGGTATGTTAACTCTGGTAGGTCTAGACATTGCGACTTCTCAAATCGTATAGCAGGTTGCAATGCGTTATGTACAGTTACTTCAGCATTAGGACGTGGTATCCATCTGAACTGCCCTACCTTCTCCATAACTTTGTCACGGAACTGACCAAAGAACTTAGGCACTCCATCAGGGTTAACTAACTTAGCTAAACCATACGCATCTACAGGTGACTGCGCTGCTGGTGTACCAGTCAACATCCATAGCCATGTATCAGGCGTAACAACAGACTTAAGTGTTTTCCATCTATTAGTCTGCATGTTTTTGTATGCAGATGCTTCGTCAGCTACGATAAGATCAAACCTACCATCAGCTATAAGGTCATCTTTAACAATCTCTAAGCCATCAAAGTTAATGATTACAAACTCAGCTTCACCGTTGATGACAGCCTTACGTGTTTCACGTTTGCCATAAGCAATGTCACAGCTACGATGCACAGCGAACGTAAACAAATCGTTCTGCCATGCAGACTTCATGATAGATAGTGGGGCTATGATTAGTACACGACGCACTAGACCTAGCTTCATAAGATAGTCAGCTGCCCATATTACTGCTGCTGTTTTGCCTGTACCTTGTTCGTTAAAACAAAATGCTTTCTTGCGTAACGTTAAGAACGCTGCTGTTTCTTTCTGATGTGCAAACGGTCTATGCCTACCGGGCCAGTCGTAATCACGAGTAATGGTAGACGGTACGTTTTTAATTTTTAGATTAGCTAACTCTTGTGCTTCTTTTAGCCCCCAGAATACGGCGACATCATGCAACCCATCAACTAAGACTTGCACTACTTTGCTCCTTTTTATTTTTTCTGTTACTAGATGCGGTCGACGTGTGCGTACAACTAGTAATTTGTTATCTACGATTTGCATTTTATTTTTACTGTATCGTTAACTGGATCAGCTTCTAAGGAATCACTTAAGCGTAATTTAATATAGGTAGGCCATACTAGAACACTATCCGTATCAAACACGTCTTTCATATCAATCCAGCCTGAACCAAAAGTAGTGAGCCAGATAACTCTAGCTTCATCTATTGTTGGCATTGTTATTTCTTCTTACGTTCTTTTGTGCTCGTTTCAGATACAACTTTATGGTTTGAACCACGCTTGAACGAACGATTAACTGACGGTGCTTCAATGCGCACACCATCTTTGTTAGTGCCACCCTTAGACAAAGCTTTAACATGCGCAACATCTTTACCTTCTCTGATGTCAGCAATCTTGTTGCCGTTCTTGTCTGCACTCTTCTTATCTATTGCTTCACGTGCACGTTGACGCTCCATGCGTTCAGGTAGTTCGCCACGTTCTTTCTGCTGTTGATATTCTTTCTTGTACGGTCTCGGTTTGTTCACATATGGCATTATAAATCTCCTTAACATCGCCAGTTGTTTTGTCGGGTTGCAATTTGTGTGGCGCAAAGTCACTAGCAGACAAACCAAATTCTTCTGGTGTAGAGTCCCATAGTGGCTTGCGTCGTTCATCAATAAAACTTTTTAGCATTTGATTGACGGATACAGTTACCTCCATCAACATTGCGCCTTTTTCTCTACGAAGTAACTCATTCACTAATTCAGTTACTATGTGCCGAACTTCATGGCGTATAGATGCTTTAATGCGTTCGTTAACTCTGTTCTCTAATATAATTGCTGCATTTACGTCTTGATCGTTTAATTCTTCCATGCTAGCTCCTTCTATTATGTGGGCACTTATCGACTGGACAGAACTTACATAGTGGACCTGAGTTAGGATTCCATACGTTGTTAGTCATAGCCGCTTCTAATCTCGTTAACTCCGGATGCATAGTTGACATGTAAGCAGTAGCAAACATTGCTTCATGTTCTTTTTGTACAACTTCGTTACTCACTACAAACAACAAAGCAGACTTAAGTGTTTTAACTTGTGGGTAGTGCAAGAACACCGCACCTGCAAGTAAGTCTAGTTGTTTAGTATCCGCATACTTAGCGTTCTTACTAGTCTTGTAATCAACCAAGAAACCTTTATCACCTTGTATGATTAGTAAGTCAGCTATACCTCGCCACCAGACATTCTTATCAAAGAATTCGCAAGGTATATACTTGCCATCTTTCTTCGCCACGCCCAGTTTGATCTCACAGTGTTTCTCACCTTCAATCTTTCGTAACGCTTCAAGCGTATCTCTAATAAAGCTGAACTTTGCGGGTATCTCCGTACCGTCACGTATGAAAAACTCCGCAGCACTATGAAGCTCCGTGCCATAGATCGTTGCAGCCGTGTCCGAATCTTTAACATCCTTCGCTACCTTTAAGTGATAGTACTTCTTAGGGCACTGATCGAAAGTTTTGATACTGCTGTAAGACCAAGCTATTGACATCAACAATCTCCGTATGACTTACCATGCCCTGATTCACAATTCAGTGGCAACTCTAGTGCCCAGTCTGGTCGTATGCGCATGCACATCTCAACAAACTCGACTGCTGTACTTGTTTCTTCTTCTGGTACTACGCAAGCAATCGCATCATGCACCGTCATAACTACCTTGTACTTCTTAGCTATGAGTAGCATTTGATTCCCTATGACTATCCTTGCTAGTGCCTGACACACGTTCTCTGTTACCTTACCGCCGTATATCCTATTCGCTACAGTTGCTTTACCCCTCTTTGTATCGTACACCATTTCGTCCGTACCGTCTTCTTTTTTTAACTCACGAACGTTCGGATATTTTAGATACATACCGTTAGGTAACTTAATGCCTTTTTTACCTTCGACCACTAACAACTTGTCACGCCCAAGATGCGTAATCTTGTTGTCCCGTATGTTAAACAATGCTTTACCTGCTGCTCTCCAGAACGCTGTGATCTGTGGATACGTTTCTCGATACACTTGTATGATGCGCTTACATTCTTCTAGTGGCACTTCTACATTGAAGTTCTTAAGTTGCGCCTGAAACTTAGTTGCACCCATGCCATACCCTGCACCAAGAATAGTTGTCTTTCCGACAAATCTTTCATCTTTGGTAACGTCAGCTTCATCCTTGTTGTATATGGCGGCTGCCATCTTCTTGTACACATCTTCGCCCTTCTCAAACGCTTCAACCAAATCATCCTGTTCAGCCAACCACGCTAGCGTCCGCGCTTCGATTTGCGATGAGTCAGAGTCGATCATCACCATACCTTTAGGAGATCGGAAGAGCACACGTCTGAAATCCAGTCACATCACGACCTCCTATGCCGCCTTCTGCTTGAAAAAAAAACACTAACACGA